TGGACTTATCCGGAGTTGGGGACAAACCAATCTTATCATCTGGTGTGTGGTACACAAATTCTGGTAATCCTTCAGAGCTACCGTCTGGATTGGTGTCTGACTCATGGTACTTGTCAAGGTACTCATCATAGCTGATGTAGTCGAGTCTTCTCTCAGGTAAACTCGCAGACTCTTGCACAGTAAATGTTGACCACTTCAATGTTTTAGCGTCAGCTTCAAAGCTGTAAAGCCTTTGACCATCTACTGTTGTATCTGAGTCGTTTGATACAGTGAAAGGCCATTCTACTTCAGAGTTGATTATATCTCTCTGTGCTTTGTTGATGAAGTCTGCAACAGCCGTTTGAATACCACGAGTAGAGGTCACGTTTGTGATTTCTACTTCGTTGAGCTCTCGTAAAACTGCGTTGCAAAGTTGTAAGTAATTCATTAGCTACTCTTATGAGGTTCGTAGTGTTCTTCGACGGATGTGGTTACATCAAAAGTCCCGCCACTTTCCATGTGACAAACAAGTTTGTCTCCGGCGTTTAGATGGAGGAGAGAACCTCCGGGAATGATATCTGCTGTAGTGTTCGCAGACATAGCCAAATCATTGACTAAGTTTTTGTAGGATGTGGTAGAAGCATGATATATTTCAATGCTAACTTTTTTATTGTTTGTAGAGCCGTTGGTTACGTGTAAAAACCGTACTAATCCATCGTGATTGGCAGGGCAGGTGTATAGTACATCACCGCTTGCTCCTCCAGAAGTTGCACTTATAGTGATAGATGCTGTGGTAAATTTTGCAACGTTAAGAACAGACATTAGTACATCGCCCGTCTTGAGGTGCTACCGCATGAGTACATCTTTCCTCCGTGCGCTGCTTTTTTACGATCTGTACGCACGTTAGTAGGTTTACCGCCTACACCTTGCGCCCTTGCACGTTTACGACGAACCGCACTTGCCTTCTCTTTTGCAGACATTCGATTCGCTTTCGCACGAGGAACACATTTCGGATAACCGGATTTTTTTAAACTGGCTTTTTTTCTTCCGCAAGGGGGATGGCCTCCACCCTTTTTCTTGCGGCTTATATCCACCCAGTCTCCTTTTGGTCCTTTTCCAAACCATTCTTTTAGGCTCATTAGTAAGTTCCGCCACGTTTCTTATAGGTCCTAACCAACCAAGCATTTGCGTAAGCACTTGGGTATACTTTGAATTTTCGCTTGGCTTCCGCTTTTACACGAGCATAAAGAGCCTTGTTCTTGGGTGTTGGGCTCTTTGATTTCTTAGTTTTTGAAGATGTTTTCTTGGTCATTTACAGTCACTCTTTCAAATGGATGACTGGGTTCACCTGATAAGAGGGTAAGTGCTCCCAGTTTTAAATCTGCTTCTATCCAATCTTCTATTGCTTGTTCTAGCTTGTCGTACACTTTATCAACATCTGTGTCGGCAATAAGAACACCATTGAAGAAGTCAAATAGTTGTTCTGCGTCCCGTTTCTTGGACATGTATCTGTGCGATAGGGCTTGTATAATCAACTGACTCATGGAACACTCCTTGCCTTTATGATACACTAAAACTGCTGAAAAGTCAACTAAAATATAGAATAAGTTTTACCGTCGTATATTAAACACTCTTTTCTGTTGTCATTTTCTACCACTGAACAATGTATCCACCCGGAAGATGGGTCATCTGGTGTGTAGTATTCCAGTATCAGCTGATCGAAGTTGAGGTTGTTTCTGACCCATTCTGCAACTTCTTTGTTGTCAAATCCGGGAAGTTCAAAGTCTACAGCCTCTCCTTTTGCGTGTTGGCTCTTAGAACTAGATCCAATAGCCTCACATAAAGCTACACTACGGAATCCAGAAGATGGTGCAAACGGAACACCAAAATGATCACGGACAGGTTGTAGTATCTCAGAACACACTCTCTGTAGATTTTCTATCTGCTGTTCATCTGGTGTGTTATCTATACCCATACGAGCAGCTGTTTGACTGCGAGTTAGTTCAGATAACGTGAAGTTATACGATAATCGCACAGATTTAGCCTTTTATTCTTCCTATTGACTTCAAGCCAAATGAAGCGGCAATACTTGCCATGATTGACCAACTCAGCCATTCTGGAAGGTCTTCTCTTAAAAAACGAAACCCATCCTCGATATAAGGCTGGGCTGGGGGATAGAAACATGCAGATAGCAATAAAACAAAGAAAACCGTCCACAACTCGTCTTTCCACGAGTCTTGACTGGCTCGTGCCTGTTCAAGCTCCCATGCTCCATCTTGTTCTACTTTTTTTGTTTGTGCCTCGATTTTAGCGACAGCAAGTTTTTGTTTGGCTTGCGCCTTCTCAGCACGGTTCTGCATCCAAGTTCCAGCGAGATTAGCTACGGGACCTATAAGTGCTTGTAACATCATTAATCCTCTTGTGAGTATAAATTATCAAATATTCTATTTACATCTAATGTATAGTCTAAATCACTTTTACTGTAGTGTACGTGAGCAGACGGTTTAAAATCGGGAGCCCCCTGTCCTGCCTCGAACCATGCTGGATGTGTTACTCGCACCCTATTGTTCGGCAATGCAACTACGTTTCCAGTCCATTCTCCTGCATCTAGCAAATGCAACACGTGACTTTGTTTGTGTTGGGCGGGGTCATCGGCAACCTCGCTCTCCGTGTAATCTACTGTAAATAGATATTTAGCGGGAAACATTTCTCCATCTATTTTGGCATACCACGGGCAAGGCATTGCGCGGTCCAGTGTATAAACCGCATGATGATGTGAGGAACAGTCCCACGGCTGTGCATCATGGGTAGCCATTGGAGTAGGCCATTCGTCCACAGGAACGTCAGCCATCAAAGCTGTTATGGGCATACGAGCCCACATAGCTCCACCATGTACGGTGTCATCTTCTTCTCCCTCTGGTGATATTCCAGTAAATATTACCTGAAAGCTAAGAGATCTGCATGGCATAGTTGTAACAGCAACTGCCATAGCATGTAAAAATTCACCGTGATACTTCTCGTGATTGTGGGTATATTCGCGTCTAACCCAACACTTGAAGTGGGGAATATTACTTTGTAGGTAAGCCACTAGGCTTTTACCAGCTTATACCCCTTCGTCTTTGCAGCTGCGCGAATCTGTGCAAGAGTCATGGGTTTAGTCTTTCCGCCTTTACGCATCCCCTTACTCTTCATACGACCACCTGCGGCGTAGCCTTTACTTTTCGTACGGCCTCCTCCACGCATGGTTTTCTTTTTCATGCGCCCACCATTACGCATACCTTTGCTTTTTTTAGTCATTGCCATCTCTGTATACTCCTGTCAATGGTCAGCATTTCCAACGTCTCCGTGCTTGACGCAACCTGCTGTTAGGATTCTTGGCTGCTTTTGGAAACTTTTTCATTTGCCCAGCAGAACGTGCACAGTATGACTTGCGACGTGCTGCACGGGCTTTGGTACGAGGTTTGTCCTCAGTTACTGCTGTCTTTAGCTTGCTGCCGGGGTTTTTACGGCGGTAGGCAGCTACGCCCGCCTTTGTCATGCCCGCACCCTTTTTGGTGGGGCGAAAATTCTTTTTGTTACGTTTTGGCATTTTGTCTTGTTTACGAGCCATAATTATCTCCAGTGAGATGGGGGAGCCAAAAGACCCCCCCTAGTTCACTTACGCGAACGTTGCCGCAGTTTCGGCAGTACCGAGTTCTGCGATAACAGCAAAGACACGTACTTTACCGTCGAATGTTGCTGTGTTAGCAATCAGATCGATGGTGTCAGCAGAGGTGTACAGTTTCGCTGTACCTGCAGCGTTGTTGATCTCGTGTCCGGTAGCGGAACCAGACAGAGCCGCAACGTACAGGTCATCATCAGCGTCATCACCTAAGTCAAGAACTGGAGAACCAGTGCTTGCAGCGGTGAGGACTTCAACACCAGCCATCAGAACCAGAGTGTTAGCTTTCATTTCGAAAACTTCTACTGAGTCTGAAGTAGTCAGGCTTGTGCTTGAGAAGTCAAGAACGACTTCAATGATTTGTGGCTTGATGCCGACGGGAACGCCAGCAACAGCACCAGTTACAGTATATGTAGCCATAGTCTAGTCCTCCCTTAGTCCAAGCTCACAACGCCACGAACGATTGCTTCAGGGCGAAGGACTTTGCGTCCAAACACGTGAAGACCACGAACGATGTCGCTGAAGGTTTCAGTTGAACGAACAACTTCAGTTTTCGCAATGTGCGAAGCTGTAGCAGTCGAACTCATGTGACCGCCCAGAATAACGTTTTCTGAACCGTCTGTTGCAAGACCTGTCAATGTTACTTGGTCTGTACCGCCTGTTGAAACAAGAGCAGTAGACTTGTAGCACTGGAAGCCAGCAATGTTACCCAACGATACAAGACCGTTACGCAGTGGAGAAGTTGCGTCGCCAGTTACCTGAACTTCGGCAAACTTCGCACCAGCTGAGAAAAGGTGCTTGTAGAAAGCTGGGGGAGCAACGAACCAGCGGTTCTCTTCTGGAACAGACTCGTTGTCAAGGGCTTCAGCCATTTTCAACATTGTGTTCACAGCGGTGTCACCCGGAGATGAAGCACCACCGATATCCAGAGCAGAACCAAGAGTACCGATGCCTGAAATCTGAGTTACAGAAGCACCAGACTCACCAGTTAGACCAGAGTCGGTTGCCATTTGATCCAAGACAACTGCGTCGTACTTGCGCTTCAGGGAATATGCACCTGAAGAAGTAGCAAGAGCTTCGAAGTTGACGTGGGATTGACGCTCTTCAATGTCGTCAATTTTAAACGCGAAAGCGTTTGCTTGGTCAACAACCATAGTAATTTGGTCGTCAGCCAAGTCTTGTGGGTTCACCACTGAGCCACGAGCGTAGCTAGATACGGTGATTGTCGGCTCTTTAATGATCCGAACGGTGTCGCCAAAGTTTTCAATCTCACCAGCGTAATCGGTATTCGTAATATCTTCTGCAACCGAAGCACGGCGGAAAAACTTGAGAACTTTCTGGCTAAAAATTTCCGGTGTAAAATTACCGGAAGGCAGGTTGTTATGACCTGATGCACTATCGAAAGCCATCGTATTATCCTTCCTATGTTAGATGGTTAAGCGTTATAGTCTATGCGCCCTTCTGCACGAGCCTTATCGAGTTCTGCTTCGTTGGCTTCGAACTCATGAGGTTTCATGCGGCCTATTTCTGAGGCTTTCCACATACGCTGCCCGCCATCACCATTGACGTTAACTTCTTTTGATTGACGTTTGGTCACGGAATCTGCAGCAGATGCAGGTGGTCTACCTCTTTTCTTTTTTGACAAACCAGTGTCAGCCTTATAAAGATCAATGACACGTGCTGCCATCTTTGCGTCGGTGTTATTCTTATAAATAGCATCGCTCAAAGACGTAGGTTGTTCGTCCAACCACCCAAGAAACTTTTCGTCATTACGGAGGTCATCAAAGTCCTCGTGGTAACGCAGAAGCTCTTGGTAGGCTTTCTGTACTTCCATATCCTGTTCACGGGCTCGTAGCTGTTCGACTTCACTACGAAGTTCTCCCAGCTGACTATCCGCTTTCAGGGCAGATACTGTCTCAACAATACCGTAGACATCAGGGTAGTCCTGTTTGAATTGTTCTAACTCCTCTAGGCTCTTAGGAGCTTTGAGTCGCGTGAGCGCATCAAGTTCAGGAGATGATTCCCCTTGTGAGGCGAGTTCGGCTTTCTCATCCTTCCACTCAGATAGCTTTGCATCATAGTGTCGTTTGAGATCGTCGTATCGCTTCTTGTAGTCTACATCTTCTGACTTTTTATCAGAGAAGCCTTGTTCTTCGGGAGTAGCCTCCTCAGAGGGGTCCACTTCTTGAGCTTCTACTTGTTCATCGTCTTCGTCCTTGTACACGTCGTCACGGTAAGAACCACGATAAAGTCCGGTGTTGTTGATTGTTCCAAAGGAATCGTTTGGTTTGTTGGCGCGGTGGCCTCTTGCTTTTGCCATGTTACTTCTCCTGTGCAGGGCCAATTAAGGGTAGCTGCTTCGGTTAGTGATATAGACAGGGCCGCTGGCTACGGGTAGCTGTCCTATTTCTTGGGGACGAATCCCCCAGAATTCTGTTTTTCAATAAATCCGCCATCTTTTGCCATTTGAGGAGCTTCTTGAACAACCTCTTTAGGGGC